GTAACAAAATCACAAATGGAGATGATTCTTTCTCGTCTTGGTACAAACTCAAAGATGTTAATATGTGGTGATATTTCACAGACAGATTTGAAAAATAAGAAAGACTCTGGTTTTCCATATTTATTTAATATGGTTAACTCTGTTCCTGGTCTTGGTTGTTACGAACTAAAAACAAACCATCGCCATCCGATTGTTGACAATATATTAAACTATTTTGACGAACAGAAATAAGAGAAATAAATGGTAGAAATTCCAATATGGCCGGGTTCATCCAGTTTTACAACGGGTAGTACACCGTTCGGATTTTTTGATGCAGAGGCATCATTTCAAACAGACGCAGATAATGTGGCTGATTGGTGTGCAAAAAGACTTGGTTATCCACTTGTAGATATAGAATTACAAGCTGGAAACTTTTATGCTTGTTTTGAAGAGGCAATATCTGAATATTCTAACCACGTGAACCAGTTTAATATTCAACAGAATATGTTGTCTATTATGGGTACACCAACGAGTAATAATCTTACCCACCAAAATATTTCAACAAATATGGGTGGTCTTATTCAATTGGCAACAGAATATGGATCAGAAACATTTACGAACGGTAATGTTAAGTTTTATTCCGCGTCTATTGATATTACAACAAATAAACAAAGATATAATCTAAATACACTTATTAGAAGTGTTTATAATCCAACGGCATCTATCGAAGTAAAGAAAGTACACCATTACTCACCACCGGCATCTATTCGTTTCTATGACCCATACTTGGGTAATCANNGCGATGTTAGATACATTTGGTTTCGGTGCGTATTCAACTGGTGTATCATTTATGTTGATGCCTATGTATGCAGATTTACTTCGTATTCAGGCAATTGAATTCAATGACCTTATGCGAAAATCATCGTATTCATTCGAGATAATTGATAACGAACTTCGTATATTTCCTATACCTGTTAAGGACTTTAAGCTTTGGATTGAGTATATTGTGAAAGAAGAAAGATCCAATCCTCTTAAATATCAGCCGGTAAGTGGTTCGGGTATAACGGGTCTTGTATCGGATATGTCCAACGCTCCGTACAATCGTATGGAATATGCAAAGATAAACTCAGTTGGTCGTCAATGGATTTATCGTTATACTCTTGCTCTTGTGAAAGAAAACTTGGGGTATATTCGCGGTAAATACGGTTCTATTCCAATTCCAAATGGAGAGACAACACTTAATGCAGCAGATCTTTTATCAGCCGCTGGAACAGAAAAGCAAGGTCTTATAGAAGAATTGAGAACAATGTTAGACACAATGACACGTTCAAAATTACTTGAAGCAAAACGTGCAGAAGTTGAAGCTTTGAGTGTTTCACTTAATGCAACACCGCTCAAAATTTACGTGGGGTAAATAAATGCCATTATTTCATGGACAACGAGATGCAGGTTTAGTTCACAAGATTAATATGGAACTTATTGTGGACATTATAGATACAGAGGTTGCTTTGTACAAATTATCGTTGGAACAAACAAAAACAAATATCTACGATGAATCAGATAAAAAGATTTATCACCAACCAATAAAGATACCGTCATTAATTAATCGTCAAGAACAAACCTTTGAAGGAACAGAGTTTGGACAAGACTTTAATCAGGCTTGTGATTTTGGATTCATACGTGAACTTCTGAAAGATTATGAAACTTTTGTTGAAGTTGGTGATGTAATTGAATATAACGGTGAATATTGGGAAGTCGATGGTATTCTTGAAAACCAATATTTTGGTGGCAAAAACCCAGATTATTCTTTTGCATCTGAAAGATGGGGACACAATGTCTCTATTATAGCAAATACACACTTGACACGACGTTCTAGAATCCATGTGGAGGAAGTTCGTTCTGCACCAAGACTTGACAATAACGATTTACCGGATAACATCTAATGCAAAATTCATCACCATACCGTAAACCGCCACTAAAAAGAACACGGGATTCTTTTATAGATGATAGGAACTCTGAACAAAACCCACGTATTGATTTGGGTAAAGCAAGAGACACACAAATTCGTCGTGATAAAGATAAGACCCGTTCTTTGGGTGTTACTCTCTATGATATTGACTTTGCTGTCAAATCGTACATAGAACAAACGATGCAATTAACAATAGAAGATAACGGGGAAACGGTACAAGTACCTACGATTTATGCTAATGCTGAAAAGTGGGCATCTATCCAAAGAAACGGTTATCTGAAAGATAAGAAAGGTAAAACACTAGCACCACTTATTACATTCAGACGTTCGGCTGTAAACATTAAGCAGGAATTAAAACGTAATAAGGTTGCAACAACTGCTCAGCTTGCATATGTAATGAAGCAAAAATACAACAGATTATCTCCTTATGATAAGTTTAGTAGTTTGTATGGTGTCAAAACACCACAAGAATATTTTATAACACCTATACCAGACTATGTAGACGTTACTTACGACTTTATTTGTTGGGCAGAATATCAAAATCAGTTGAATACATTAATAGAAAATTTTGTATATTTCGGTGGTAAATCATTCGGTGATAAAAATCTTTTCAAGTTTGCAACAATGATAGATGGTTTGACAATGGAAGACACAAATGTAACAGGACAGGATCGTTTAGTGAGAGCAAATTTTCAATTAACTGTTCATGGGTATTTATTACCGAAGTCTGTTGCTGGTGAGGTAACAACAAAGAGAACTGTGACTCCAAACAAGATAACATTTGTATCGGAGGCATTTCGTGATATAGATAGTGCAATCAAAGAAAACGAAAGAATATATGGTGGTCAGCCATTTAAGTCCATCAATCAAAGTCAACAAGATAAATCAGATGATTTGCGCCGTAGATTAAATGATTTTAACGATATATCTCTAAATGGAAGTCCAGACGTATATCCTACGGAAGTTTAATCATATTTATATGTATAATGTTTTATTTTAATAGAGGTTTTATATGTCAGAAGAAATTGGAAAAGAGTTTGAACAGGAAGATGTGGAGTCTGTTAGAGACCTACAATCTAAATACGCCACAAATACCGCTCAAATTGGTCAAGTAGAAGTTGAATTGCACGTTATTAACAAGCGTCTAAAAGACCTTACGGAATATCGTGATAGTTTATTCAACACATATGATGACTTGCAGAAACAAGAACAAGAATTGGTACAGAAATTAAACGAGAAATATGGCGACGGTGTTCTTGATTTAGATTCTGGAAGATTTATTCCATCCAATACATAATTTGAGATTTTTTTCTCATATTTATATTGGAGATAATTATCATAACTTTTTTGGAGACAAATAGTGGCTAATGAAAGAATTGTAAGTCCTGGCGTGTTTACAGTCGAAAAGGATCTTTCGTTTCTACCACAAGGAATTGGTCAAATTGGTGCGGCTCTCATCGGCCCAACACTCAAAGGACCAGCTTTCGTTCCTACGGTAGTTGAAGGATATAACGACTTTATCACAAAATTCGGTGGTGGATATGAACAATCATATCTTCCATATACCGCTAAGAGCTATCTAACCAACGCTGGTAGTGCTACCATCGTTCGTGTTCTTGGTTCTGGCGGTTATTCACTCGACTATCCTATCGCACTTGTTGCAACAGGTTCATACGGTAGTAGATTAATTTCTGTGCTTCACCCAACATTTGTTGTAACAAGTGCAGACACAGTTGACCTATTTAACAAATCAACATTGGCATCAAATGCAAGTGGCTCATTTGTAATTAGAGTTTCTGGTTCATTTACAACAGACACATCTGCATTTACTGGTAATGCTGTTGATGAAAACGGTACACCATTTAGTGCATCGATTGACCCATCAAGTACCTCTTACGTTGGAGACCTTTACGGTTATAACGCATACGGAACTCATGCGGTTTACAATTATGTTGCATTTGGAAAATCGGCATCATCGTCATTAGCAGTTGATGGGGCAACAACAATTGTACTCCAAACTGGTTCTGCCGCTGATTGGGACTTTACAAGCGATTATCTTGAAGCGTCAACACCATACATCACTTCTCAAAAGATTGGTGGTACAGCAACAAACTTGTTCAAGTTCCACACACTTTCTCACGGTGTTCATTCTAACTACGAAGTTAAGGTTGGTATTGCAAATGTTCGTGCAGCTGGCACAATTGCCGGTTCTGATTACGGGGATTTCGATGTTATCATTCGTTATGTAGACCAATCTGGAATCTATGGTTCTCCGTTTACATATGAAGATGAAGATCTTCGTCCAAACGTAGTTGAGTCATTCAAGTGTAATCTTGATCCAAACTCACCACGATATATTGCCCGCGTAATTGGTGATCGTTATATCACAATCACAAGTGCCGGTAAGGTAGTTGTTAATGGTGATTACTCAAACAAGTCAAAGTATGTTCGTGTAGAAGTAACAGATGCTGTTTCTAACGGTGCCGTTTCACCAACACTTGTACCGTTCGGATTCCGCGCTCTTACATCACCTATACCAAGCACATTTACACAACCTGTTTCTGCGTCATTTGTAACAGATCAAACATCTGGCGGTGCTTACTCGAAGAGAGTATATTACGGATTCAGCTATAACTTAACAACAACAGATAACTACAATTATCTCAGACCACTTCCTGTATCAGCTAAGCAAACAACTGGTTCAAATGCTGATTTCTATCTTGGTAATTACAACCAAAATGCTAGTGCTAATTATCCAACTGCAGCAACTGCTTACTCTGGTTCAATTGGTCTTACAACAAGTACATCAATTGACACTCGTAAGTTTATGGTTCCATTCCAAGGCGGATTTGATGGTCATAAGCCACATCTTCAAAAGAAGACTGGCACTCATATTGTTGCTGGAAATACACAGGGATTTGATATCTCATCAACGTCAGCCGCTGGTTATACATCATATAAGAAGGCACTTGATACGATTTCTAACTCCGATGAGTTTGATATCAACATGATTGCACTTCCTGGTGTAGTACACTCGCTTCACTCGTCAATTACTTCATATGCGAAGACAATGGTTGAAGATCGTGGTGATGCTTTCTTCGTGATGGATGCAGTTGGTCTTGATGATAATATCGCAACAGCAGTATCAACCGTAGAAGGATTTGATTCAAACTACACAGCTACTTACTATCCTTGGGTTAAGATTCTTGATGCAGATAGAAACAAGCCAGTTTGGGTTCCACCTTCGGTTGTTCTTCCTGGCGTTCTTGCTTTCAACGACCGTGTTGCCGCTGAATGGTTCGCTCCTGCTGGTTTGAATCGCGGTGGTTTAACAGAAGTTATCGAAGTAAAGACAAGACTTACAAATTCAGAAAGAGATGAATTATACGAAGCACGTATCAATCCAATCGCGGTATTCCCATCAACAGGAGTATGTGTATGGGGTCAGAAGACACTTCAAGGTCGTCCATCGGCTCTTGACCGTATCAACGTTCGTCGTCTTCTCATCGCTGCCAAGAAGTTTATCGCTTCTGCTACAAGATACTTGGTATTCGAACAAAACACAACACAAACTCGTACACGTTTCTTGAATATTGTAACTCCTTACTTGGAGTCAATTCAACAACGTCAAGGTTTGTATGCTTTCCGTGTTATCATGGATGAGTCGAACAACACACCAGATATTATCGACCGCAATATTCTTTACGGTCAATTATATCTACAACCTGCAAGAACTGCTGAATTCATTATTCTTGACTTCAACATTCAATCAACAGGTGCAGCATTCCCTGGTGCCTAATGAAATAAACGGGGGAGTGTAACAACTCCCCCAAATTTTTCTGACGGTATCTATTTATATGAAAGAAAGATTTTTAAACTTGGAGAAATAAATGGCTGAACTACTCGACCCTACCGAAATTTTCTTTACCCCATATGAGCCGAAACTTGCGAATCGGTTTATTATGTACATTGAAGGTGTTCCTGCTTATCTTATCAAAGGTGCCGCAAGACCAAACGTAACTTTCAACGAAGTTACACTTGACCACATCAACGTCAAGAGAAAGATTAAGGGTAAGGCAAACTGGGAACAAGTAACGATTACACTTTACGATCCGATTGTTCCTTCAGCTGCACAAGCAGTTATGGAGTGGGTTCGTCTATCGCACGAATCTGTAACAGGTCGTGATGGTTATTCTGACTTCTACAAGAAGGATATTACATTCAACACACTTGGCCCTGTTGGTGACAAGATTGAAGAATGGACACTCAAAGGTGCGTTCATCCAAGCAACAAACATGGGTGAAATGGATTGGTCAGTTGATGACCCTGTGACAATCCAACTTACGCTTAGCTATGACTATGCGATCCTTCAGTACTAATTTAGTACAATAAAAAATGTTTGGGTATCTCGAATTTTTTCGGGATACCCATATTTATTTGTATGAATACAATGTTTCATTTAGTTATAGGATTTAGTTATGGCGCAACTACCAAATGGGTATAACCTCCCAAATACTGGCGGAGAGATATCCGATGCCGATATAAAGGCACAATTGATTGCCGATTACAAACAAAAGGACATTAAGAAGTCCAACTTCCCAACAGAAATCGTACCACTCCCATCTAAAGGTTTACTTTATCCAGAAGGACATCCTCTTTCAGAGGGTACTATCGAAATGAAGTATATGACGGCAAAAGAAGAAGACATCCTTACTTCTCAAAACCTTATTAAACAAGGTGTGGTATTAGACAAATTATTTGAATCTCTTATCGTAACACCAGTCAATTACAACGATATTTACGCTGGTGATAAAAATGCAATTATGATTGCTGCTCGTATTTTAGGGTACGGGAAAGATTATGTGGTGGATGTTGATGACCCGACTTCGCCTGGTACTAAACAAAAAGTTACGATAGATTTAACTCAAATAGAGCACAAGGAGGTGGATTATACTCTATTCGAGAACAGGAAGAATGAGTTTGAATTT